CGCTAATGACTACCCAGCTATTGAGCGCAAAGCCTGAAGCATTCCCCTTAGCAATCCCCCTTTTACCCTAGTTAATCGCTAGGGTATTTTTTTGCCTGCTATATAATATAAAGCGATTTAAGACTGTTTAACCCTACCCAGTACCTTAGATCATATTAGACGTTAAACGCGCTTATACGGCCATTATGACGCTTTAACGGCCATTATTGGCAACCTGTTTCCCGTAGTAGAGGCACTAGCGAGAGAGAGAACAATTATTTTCAGAGAGTGTTGCATTCCATATTGACAAGCTGTAGGATTGCATTTTTAAACCAATAGAGAGAAATAGCTATGAATTATTCAAGCGGAAGACACGATAACGTCCACGGCGACGAGCATTTAACACCAGAACCAAGCGACAGAGAAAACAAAGAACAATTTTATATGCTATTGCGAGACATAGTAACCAATGCAAACTACTTGGAGAAGGTGAACATGTTTACACCCGATAGCGACGACATGGAGACTGTAGAGGCTTTGCACGATTTTATGGACTATCACCTTCAGAGAGCTTTAGAGAAAGACTTTAAAGACGCTAAAGCGCGAGAGGCGTTAGAAGATAACAAATAATGATTGTAAGAAAGGGCTTTAAAGTGGCGCTGAAACACTATATAGTCATTTATATACTATTTTTAGACTAAAATAAACTACGGACACTGAAATAATGCAGAAAATTAATACTTATGTTAACAAATCGACACACAAACGACTGTTAGAGGGTCACCGCTACAGCTTAAAAGAGTTATCGTTGATATCTGGGGTTCCACATAGCACCCTACACGGTCGCATGCACTATAAAGAGAGCTTTACCGATGCAGAGATTAGACCTTCAGAGAGAGCTATAATATGGCCTCTACTGGAGACAGAGAGCGCAAAACTATCTGCAAAATGGCTAAATAGGAGGCTAGTTAATGTTTAGAGAATATATGGTTAACGGTGGTGAGTTATCGCCAGAGGTGCAAGCAGTGATGAAGGCAGCGCATGATGTTGCCAACGGCACTTTCGATGTTACTCAGGCAGCATTGTTTTATCAGATCAGTTCAGGTAAGATTGTGGACTTCATTCACGAGAGCAACGAGTACGATATGATTTTTACACGTACTAGAGAGGATAAATAATGTATTACAAAGAGATGTTTAATAGAAGCTTTAGTATCGAGTTACGCAATGGCGTTGGCTTCGATCTAGAGTTTGTTGATTCTAGACCTATATACCTGTATAACACTTTCACAGAAGAGTTGATAGTGAGACCATTTCAAGGCACTATCTTACTGATACCGCTAATGGTTATATCGTTCGGTAGAGCTTACGAGGAGATAGAAGAATGAGAAAAATACATCAACCGTGTCCAGACTGTAGCAGCTCAGATGCGTTACAGTTAAACGACAACGGCAGTTCCTTCTGCCACTCCTGCTCGGCTTACACCAGACCAGACAGTGACAACTACTCTATCGAGGTTCCACAGAATTACGAGCCAACAGCAAAGCCTAGCTTCACTGCTATAGAGAATATGTTAACCACTAGGCGTTACGAGTCTATACCCAATAGAGGGCTTACAACAGCCACAGCTAAAGCATATGGCATTCTAGATACACCAGAGAAGACGTATTTTAGTTACTACGGTGCAGACAGTGCGACAATACCTATAGCCGCTAAGGTCAGGTTACCAGATAAGCAGTTTTCTACTGTCGGAGAGTGGAAGGAAGCGCAGCTATTTGGTCAGCAATTGTTCACTGGCGGTGGTAAGTACGTCACTATCTTTGAAGGCGAGTACGATGCCGCAGCAGGCTACCAGATGCAAGGTAGCAAATACCCTTGTGTCAGTGTACGCAATGGCGCTAGTGCAGCTCTAAAAGACTGTAAGGCGGCTTACGAGTGGTTAGACACCTTCGACGCTATTGTTGTATGCTTTGATAGCGACGATGTGGGCCAGAAAGCAGCCAGAGAGGTAGCAGAGCTGTTTGGTGGTAAGTCAGCAGTGATGAAGCACCCGCCACAGTACAAAGACGCTAACGACTATCTGATGGACAACAACATCAAAGACTTCACCGCAGCATTCTGGGCGGCAGAGAAGTTTGTACCCGATGGAATCATTAACGGTGCTGCACTCTGGGAAGAGGTTAACAAGCCACTAGAGAAGTCAGCAGTTATGTACCCGTGGGATAGCCTTAACAAGCTAACATACGGCATTAGAGAGGCAGAGCTGGTGACAATCACAGCAGGTTCTGGACTAGGTAAGTCTCAATTTGTACGTGAGATAGTGTGGCACATCCTCAAAAACTCAGAAGAGAACATTGGCCTGCTATTCCTAGAGGAGAACGCCAGAAAGACAGCGTTGTCGTTGATGTCATTAGCCGCAAATAAGCCGCTACATCTACCAGACGTAGAAAGCACAGAAGAGGAACGCTGGGAAGCCTTTGAAGATACTATGGGCACTCAGAGACTGTTCTTGTTTGACCACTTCGGCAGCACCAGTATTGACAACATTGTCGCTAGGTGTCGCTACATGGCTAAGGCGCTAGACACTAAGTTTTTGTTCCTAGACCACGTTAGTATTGTTGTATCAGCTCAGAGCAACGGTGACGAACGTAAAGCTCTGGATGAGATATGCACCAAGCTCAGGATGTTAGTTCAAGAGACTGGCATTACTTTGTTTATGGTGAGCCACTTGAAGCGACCAGACGGTAAAGGTCACGAGGAAGGCGCAGCAAGCTCACTGTCACAGCTCAGGGGATCAGCTAGTATTGCGCAGCTCTCAGACATGGTGCTAGGACTTGAGCGCAACGGACAGGCAGACGATCCAATAGAGAGGAACACGACACACGTCAGAGTGCTCAAGAACCGCTTTGCTGGTATAACAGGAAGAGCCTGCGGATTGCTTTATAATCAGGAATCTGGTAGGATGTCTGAAATTATGGAGGAAGCCTTATGAGATGTTTAGCCTGTAACGTAGCACTGTCCGACTTCGAGGCAACAAGGAAGTCAGCAGCATCTGGGGATTTTTTAGATTTGTGCAATAGCTGCTTGTATTATGCAGAGGATATTGACACTATTGACAGAATTGACCTAAAATCTGAAGCTGATTATACAAATTTAGGGGAAACAGATGAGTAAAATTGGTAGCTGGGTGCTTGAACTACAAGAAAAGAAGAAAGAAACACGACAACTTAACCCATACGACAGACATAGTAACAAAGATAATTCATCGAGGCAGTATTATGTTGATTACATTGGACATCGAAACCAACACCAAGCACGACACAATCTGGTGTGTGGTCACTGAAGAGGTCATCACAGGTAATATTGCTGTGCACACCTCTGCTGAGACACTGGTGCCTCTAATTCGTGACTCAACAGGTATTATTGGTCATAACATCATTGGATTTGACGCACCAGTGCTGGAGAATGTCTGGGGAATACACATTCCAACACAGATTCTAATAGATACTTTAGTAATGAGTCGTCTATACTCCCCATCTATCGACGGAGGTCACAGTTTAGACAGCTGGGGCAAGCGTTTAGGCAACCACAAGATAGAATTCTCTGATTATGACGCTGGATTGACCGAAGAACTGGTCTCTTACTGTAAACAAGATGTCAAATTAACCACTACAGTTTATAAATATCTTACAAATTTACTAAAGACAGAAGGCTTCTCAGACCAATGCGTAGATTTAGAACACAAAGTCGCCATTATTATGCAGGTTCAGGAGAAAAATGGTTTCGAGCTAGACGTATGTGGAGCGACCTCCCTGTATCAAACGATAACACACCGGATGAGAGTGATAACAGCGGATCTTCAGAAGGTATTTCCACCAATAGTGGAGGAGAGGTGGTCGGAGAAGACGGGGAAGAGACTGAAAGACAAGGTGACAGAGTTCAACGTAGGCTCTCGGAAGCAGATAGCGGAGAGGCTAGAGGGTGTGGGTGTTAAGTTTAAACTACAGACTGAGAAGGGAGCTATCATTGTTAACGAGAAAGTCTTAGAAGGTATTGACATTCCAGAAGCTAAGCTAATTTACGAGTATTTAATGCTTCAAAAGCGCTCAGCTCAGATTGATTCTTGGTTATCCTTTGAGAAGGAAGGCAGAGTCCATGGTCGAGTCATTACTAATGGTGCTGTGACAGGACGTATGACACACCACAGCCCCAACATGGCTCAGGTGCCATCAGTATCTGCTGAGTATGGTAAGGAATGTAGGTCGTTCTGGACAGTGCCTGAAGGTCATAAGCTAGTTGGTATTGACGCCAGCGGATTAGAGCTACGTATGCTGGCACACTACATGCGAGACGAGAACTACACAAAAGAAATTCTTAGTGGTGACATACACACTGCTAATATGAAGGCAGCGGGACTTACTGACCGCAATCAGGCTAAGACATTCATTTATGCTTTCCTGTATGGTGCTGGCCCGGCTAAGATTGGTCAGATAGTAGGTGGTGGATATGAAGAAGGTCAGCAGTTGATGAAGGCTTTCCTACGCAACACACCAGCACTTGCTAAACTACGAGACAAGGTAGCAAGAATCGCAGAGGCTGGCGTATTGCCTGCTCTGGATGGTAGGAAATTACGTGTACGGTCGCAACACGCAGCTTTAAATACTTTGCTGCAAGGTGCGGGCGCCATTGTAATGAAGCAAGCTCTGGTATTACTGGATAATTCTTTACAAAAATACGACATACCTTACAAGCTAGTCGCTAATGTACATGATGAATTTCAGATAGAAGTGCCGGAGAATTTCGCAGACGCAGTAGGTAAGTCAGCAGTACGTAGCCTACGAGCTACAGGTTCTGTATTGAGTCTGCGCTGTCCTCTCGATGCTGAATATAAAGTTGGTAACAATTGGGCAGAAACACATTGACTTTTGTAAAGTTTATGTGGTATAATATACATAGATCAGTTGTGATCTAAAACAGCAAGTAACACTAACAATCCAATCAAAGGTGATAATATGGAACAAGTAAAACCAGTAACAATCCAAGCAGAAGTAATGTGGGCTAACCT